TCTATCGGTTGATTTTTTACTCTTATTAAACCGTAGTGTTCTAGGTAGTTCAATGCTTCTAACTCAAAGTTTGAGATAACCCACATTGTTGCCAATACAGCAATACCTGTCCAACCACCTGCTAAAAAGAATAAACTTACAATAGGTACAGACATAAGATATCCTCTTATCCATCTGTTATCAAAACTGATAAAAGATTTACCTACTCTACTTAATCTTGCTTTCTCCATTTCAAAAAGAAACTTTGATTGACCAAGATAAGACAATAGATAATGTCCGTATATTGTGCGACCACGAGGTGCAGTCGCTGGGTCATCTTCACTTGCAAGTTCTAAATGATGATTATAACAATGAGCATAGCAAAAATGTGCTGACCCACTTAACGCCATCATCCATCTACTTACTACAAAAGACCAACCTTTTGTGTGCGATAGTTCGTGTCCATATATAATACCGATACCTAAAAAGATACCAGCAGATAATGTTGTACCAACTAACTCTACGCCACTTACTCCATTAAAGATTTTGTAAGCAACAACTAATTGTAGGATTAAGAAAACAGGTAACATTAAATACATAACGCTGTTTTGCAACCACGCAATACCTAATGTATCTCCATTCCCATCAACCCCAGCACCTTTAGTTTGTTTTGTGATTAATGTATCTATTATTATTCCAAGACCTAATAATGCAACACCAGTCCACGCAAATAGACCACCTATGTGGATACCGTAAGCAGTTGTGATGATTAATATTGGTGCAATGAAATAACGAATATTTGTTAAGAGTTTTAACATAATATCCTCCGACTATTACTAGTCATTAATTGCATAGTGATAAGTCTTTTATCACTCTAATATTATTTATAACATAAAGATGTTTTCGTGTCAAGTATTTGATGTATATAATAAAATCTGAATATACTAATATTATAATTTGGGCTAAAAAAAAGGCGACTTTGACATCGCCTTTTTTCGTAAGATTGTCTACTATACAATCGTTATTTGCAATTACGCAAGGTTAACGATTTGTACTTTTCTGTAGTATCTGTTTGAGTTCGCAGAACCAGCACCGTTAACAACAGCTGCATCGCCAGAACCAGCTTCAGCAAAAGGATTTGCTTGTAAGCCGTATCTAGTTTTGAAACCGATTTTCGGTTGGAAAGTGTCCTGACCAACTGCTCTAACCATTTGTAATGGCACATAAGGGCAGTAGAACATACCAGCGTCATAAGGTGAAGTACCTTTATAACCAACAACATAAAATTGTTTGCTTGCTTGGTTTGCACTATACGGGTCAATGTACACTTTAAATCTGCCGTTTAATACTCCAGCAAAAGTGTTTCCTGTATCGTCAACAGATAAATTGTTGTTCAATGCAGGTGTATAGTCTAAAACACCAGCCATTTGTAATGCACTAGCAACATCAGAAGAACAGATAATTACATTACCTTTTCCTCTTCTTGTTCTTTGTGCGATAGCGTTAGCGTCTCTTTCTAATTGGAACATAAGTCCTTTAAATCTTTCAACAGACCATCTACCGTTTGAGTCAGTATCTAAATCAAAGATACCAGCAGCAGTTGTGTCAGTTTGAGCACCTTTTTCTGAATTAACATAGATAGTTCTTACAACTTCTCTATTAATTTCAGCAAGGATTTCAGCAGAAAGAATATTCGCTAATTCAGACTCAGCGTCTAAACCGTGAATTGCTTTAAGGTCTTGTGCAAGTTCCATTGTGTACTCGGCTTTAAGAGCTCTTGACTTAGCAGTTACCGTTGACTTCTCAATTGAGAATGCCATTTCAGCAAAACTATTGTTCGCAGAGTCTCCTAATGCTTCTGCTGTCGCAGTAGCCATTCCACCTTCAGCAGTGTATGCCCCAGGTGATGAGTCGTTAAGTACAGCAGGATTTGTTTCTCCAGCAGATGATGTTCCGGCAGAACCAGGTACATTCGCTGTAGTTTTCGCAGCTGAGAATTGTGATTCAGCTTCGTCAAATAATGCTTCAGTTCCGTTTTGAGCCTTAAATCTGCTTCTCATTGCAAAGATAAGTCCAGTTGGACCAGACATTGGTTGAACGCCGGCAATATCGTAAGCGATAAGGTTCGGCATAGCTCTTCTAACTAAACTAATTAGGATTGGATCCCAGTTAGCAATAGATGAACCAGTAGCGTTAGTAGGCGCAGTTTCAGTCATAAACTGAGCGTCTTCTTTTAGTGCTTTCTCTTGGTTTTCAAGGATAACACTGGTAACAGCTCGTTTATAAGTATCCGTGATTTTTGGTAAATCAGGATGCTCTAATACTGGCTGCCACTTTTTTTGGTAGTTTTCAGATAAGTACATATCTTGTTCCTCTCTCCTATTATTATTTTATTAACTTGAACATTAAAGTTTCAAGTCTTTTGTTTTACTAATAGCGGTAGTATAAGCAGCCATTGCATTAGATAAATCTTGTGTAGAATCTACACCGCCATTATCAGCTACCGCATTATCTACTTCGCTGTCAGAATTAGCTTCTTTTTTAGCACCAAAATAACTTTCTTTGATAGTAGTTACCTTGTTTCTAAAATCTTCACCGTTTGAAAATTCAACCGCTTCAGTTAGTTTAGCAAATTTCTCTTTAGAGACATCTGTTAAATCCGAAGCAACATCAGCTAAAATGTCAGATTTTTCAAGTAAGTTAGTCTTACTATTCAATTCAACATTTTTCGCAATCTGTTCGTTAAGTTTAGTTTCTAACGATTCGATTTTTGAAGCTTGGTCTTCTAACACATCATATTTTTCATCAGGTACATCTATATAGTGGTCTTCAAAAAGTTTTTTCAGACCAGAAATAAAGTCCTCAGCAATTTCGCCCTTGATACCTTTTTCAATAGCAAGTTCGTTTTCTTTCATCCACTCGTTGACAACATAGTTCAAATAATTGTCTACCTTCTCAACTAGTTCAGATTTAGCTTTAGAGCTTTCTTCTTCAAATTTCTTATTATAGTCTACTTCCATTTCTTCAGCAATTTCTTTTACTTTACTAGTAATTGCAGCTTCAAAAATAGTAGCAGCCTTTGTTTTAAATTCTTCGGACAAGTCTGATTCACCAGAGGTCAAAGCGTCAATGTGTTCTTTTACATCAATGTCTTTAGCTTTCTGGTCAGTAGATTCCTCAGATTTTTCAGCAGATTTAGCGTCTTTAGTTTCAGCTTCAGATTCTTTTTTCATCTTATAGCCTTCTTCTTTTGACTCTTTATCTTTCTTTTTATCTAGGAATTTTTTCAGACCGTCAGGCATTTCTCCCTCGGAAATCTTCTCGCCTTCAGAATCAGTTTCTTCCTTCTTTACAGAAGGCATTGGATCCGCACTACCAGAATTTTTCTGTTGAGCGTCACCTGAAACTTCTTTAACTTTTTTAGTTGCGTCTGGATTACTATCTGTAGGTTTTACTACAGCAGCACCTAAATCTTCAGCACTATTAGATAGTGGTGAAGTTTCAGCAGCTACAGCGTTCTTTTTAGGAGCGTCTGGAGCCGTCATTTCTACAACCTGTTTTTCTGTCTCGGCCATATTGAAGTTCTCCTTATTTCTTTTAAAAAAAATAATTATTTTCTTGTTTTGTTATAAGATATTTATAATATTACAATCCTTTAAGGAACTTACTAAATACCTCTGCTTTTGCTTCGGCAAGTTTTAGTCTTTTTGCTTCCTTAATGTATTGTTTATACTCTTCAATATCTCTTTCTTTTATTACACCATTATCCCAAACCCACTCTTTTCCTTCCATAATTCCTTCTACGAAAGCGTCTGGAGCACTCGGGTCTGCTACAATGTCAGCTGCAGTTGCAAGATAAAAGTCATTTCCTACTCTTGCCTCACCACCACGACTTCTCTCTAATGAACCCATACCACGAGAAGAAACGCCTAACTTAGCGCCTTCATCTATAAGATTTTTTACAATCTTTCCGTAGGGTGTGTCCATTATCTTTGCTTCACCGATAAAGTTGTTACCGTCTGGATAGAGTTTTGTAATCATATGACTTACTCTTTCCAAGTTAACCGTTGGTCCATCAGGATGTCCTAATTCACCAAACGCTCTTTTCTGTTCCACAAATTCTTTGTTATATCTACTAACTTCGTTAGATAGTGTTTCTTTAGGATAGACTCTACCATTTCTGTTTTTGATTTCAGATTGTAAAAATACACCACGAATTTTGTAATTCGTTTTACCTTTAACTTCTTCGGTAATGTATTCTACATTTTCTAAAGTTTCTGTAATTAATTTCATAATAGTTTATCTCTCTCTTTCCTAATATTTATAATAATTCTTATCTAAATTCAACAACAATCGTATAATTATCGTTCAATGCAAAGTCTTTAGTACTTAAATAGACAAAACCGTTAGGGTTTGTCGCATTATTTACTATGTCATTTCCAGCATCCCTAAAGTCTAAATACCCTTGTCCTGATAATAATAATGATGTTGTATTTTCAGTAGCGCCTCCCCAAGCAATCTCTACTGCTGATTTTCTGTTTGCAGTATTAATAGAATACCACACTTTTGCAATCTCTTTAGTACCATCTGCTGTCATAAAGTTAGAAGTTGTAGGATTAGCAATCACGGTGTTTGTTTCACCTGTGCCGTCAGAATAGTTAGTTTGTTTTACAACATACTTAACACCTGCTGTATCCGATACTATCTGTTGTGTTACCAAATCTGCCATTTTATTTTGTCTCCGTTTCTTTCTGTACTTCTACAGCCATATTAAATTTTGAAACATTAGCGTCTGTCGTAATCTCTAAAGTAGTTGCCGTATTTAATTCTTGTTCAATTACTTTACGAGCTTCACCTTCTTTTAATCCCCAATTACCAAACCCTGTTAAACTTAAAGATTGGTCTCCGAGTTTAAGAGTCGCTGTGCCTGTTCCTCTAATTTCATAATATACATTCGCTAAAGATACAGATTGACCAGCAGAATATAATGTTCCGCTTTCGTTGTCCGCACCACTAGCCGTAATAATAGCTTTAGTGGTATCGTCTACCTTTGAGACAATACTTAATGCCATCTAATTACTCCGAAAAATATGTTGTCAATGCAGTCTCTACATCGCTATCGCCTGAAGCAACTTCTGTGATTTTAGTTTCAATAATGTCAACTAAATCTTGTGGTTGCGTCCAATCAATTGCGTCAAGGCCACTTACTAAAGTTTCTACACTAGTTTTCATCGCTGGTGATAGAGCGTTATATCTATCGTTTTTGATGTAACCAGATGTATTACCTACAATACTTGATACCGTTAATGCCATTTTTATTCTCCTGTGTTATCAGGTGTTGCCTGATTAAATGCTTGTTGTACTTCGTCTTGTGTAGCACTTTGTCCAATAGGTGTAGCAACATCAGGTTTTGCGTCTGAATGGTCTTCAGCAGCATTTGTAGTATCAACTACATCTGTTGCCTGTCCAGTCATAACATCAGCCGCACTTTGAAATAGAGAAGAAGCATATTCTTTTCTACTTGTATCTAATGCGTCTCCGACTTTATCTCTTAAAGCGTCTTTAAAAGCGTCACCGGCTTCTGCGTTGTTGCCTTTTGCTAATTGGTCTACAAAAGTATCTACTTTACTTATTTCATTGTCTGCCATTTTATTTTCTCCTTATTATATTACATAATGTCGTTATCGTCAGGTACACTAGTTTGTGGAGCTGCGATAAGACCATCATCAATTTCTTTTTTAATTTGATTATCAATTTGTTCAATTTCTCTTTCAGATTGTTTTAAAATACTTTGTCGTACAAATTTTACACTAAAGTATTTACCAACATAATCTCTCACATCATTTGCTAATGCTATTCTTTCTCTTAATAGTTCAGCGTCTTTCAGTTCCGAGAAATGACCGTCAGCAAGAAAATCATATTTAATTTTTTCACTTATTGACTGCCAATCTTCTTCATTTATAACTGCTTTTAAAACTAATTGAGTTCTAAGCAAGTCATTAAATAAATCTGTAAATTTCTTTCTTAATCTATGTACAAACTTTGTAAATTTAAGTTCGTCTCTTGTGATTTCAGTTGTTCTACCTAAATTGAAACCTTGACTTCCTTCTAATCTACTTACTGGTACATTTAAACTTCTGTATAATTTTTTCTGGAAGTATTCAATATCAGATACTTCACCTAGGTTTTGTCCACCAGGTAATGTAGTAATATCAGTTCCTCTTCCACCTTCTCTACTAGGTAACCAAAAGTCTTCAAGCATAGACATATAGTTTCTATCGTCTCTAATCTCTCCTGTACTTGCGTCATAGACAAGTTTGTTTCTGTATCTTGCCATAACATCACGGAGATATTGCTCTGCTTTTACTTTAGGTAAATTACCTACATCAATTTTAAATATTCTTCTTTCAGGTGCTCTTGCAATTCTGTAAATAACAACAGCGTCTTCAATCATTCTTAATTGATTGACAGGTTTAATTGCCTTGTGCATATAACCCATAACCATATTCTTGTTCAAGTCTACTAATCCACTTGGACAAAATGAGATAGCGTCTGTGGCAATCTTAATACCACCACTTGCCATACCAGGTCCTGCAACACCTTTTTCATTGTATAAAAAATATTCGTTGTAGTCGTGTACCACTTGTATGTTTGCCATAGCAACTGGACGACCTTTTTTAATCTCTCGTATTTTTTTAATCTTACGAGGATCAATATATCTTAATTCTGTTATACCTTTTACAGGTGATTCTCTATCAATAACTTTATGATAGTAAATTCTTCCATCAACATACCATCTTCTGAATATGTCGTGTCCTTTTGTACTAAAGTTCATTAACCTTAGAATTTCTTTAAATTCATCTTCAACCTTACGCTTAACTTTATCGCTAAAGTCCGTGTCAGATAAATCTACTCGCACCGGGTCTCTATCTATCTCGTTTGCTACTATAGCCTCGTTGACAATATCTTCAACAGCCATATCACATTCAGGATGGATTGAAATCTCTCTATACCTTCTAATTAAGTCTTGCTCTGTCTTGGCATTACCTTCCATATCAAGGTATTGTCCAAAGTAACCTCCGGCAGCGACGGTTTGTGTACCGTCATCTGCCTTAGGTTGAGTAAAACTTTGCTTCGGGTCTGGAGTATCTTTAACTCTAGTAATTTGAAAACCGAAAAGTTCCGCCATTATAATTTCCTCACAAGTTTACTTTTTATTATATATTTATTCAACTATTAAGTAGTCGTTCTTGCTTCAAAGAAAAGGTATCTAAACGATACTTCAAATGTTTCAACTGCTTCTGTTGGTTCCATATTCAAATCAATAGCACCAATTGAAGTTGGGAAACAACTTCTTAAAGTGTATGATTTAATAGTAGAGCCATTTCTGTCTAAATGGTCAATAAATGCGTCTACTTGATAATCTACTGGATTAACTAATCCTTCGTTATCAGACATATTATTGATTCCATTTTGCCATCTTTCAAAAGCGTCTCTTAATTTAAAGTTTGTGTCGTTAAGTACCGTAATCGTCCAAGGTTCAAAGTTTCTATCAGCCGCCAAATATACAGGTCTTCCACGGAAGTTAACCGTAGTAGTTCCAATATTCATTGCCGGAATTGTAGTTGTTTGACATAAGAACGCCAATTCTTCTGTTTCTCCACCAACTTGTGCATAACCAGGGAAAGGCATTGTTACCTTAAATTGGTTTGCTCTAGCGCCGCCGCCAGCAAGTTTAGTTTTGAAGTCATTAATGTTTGCCATTTTTTAT